CGTGATTGACCACCGTGGCGGCACCCGGGAAAAGGCCAAGGACCACTGGGCATACCGTTTATTGCGCAAGCGGCCCAATGCCTATCAGACGCCGATTGTGTTCAAACAGACCGAGACCGCTAAGGCGTTACTGTGGGGGAATAGTCGGTCATATATCCACCGGGCCGGGATGCAATCGGAATTGATCCCACTGCGTCCCGATGCAACCATTACCGCGATGGTCGATGGTGAAAAGTGGCACCTGACCAAGCCGGATCTTGACGACCGGTTTGGCGGGACAATGGGCCAATTGATTGAGATCATGAAAGCCAACCAACAGGGTCTGGTTGTGTTGGCCGATAAAGATGTCTTGCACATTCCCGGGTTTGGCGATGGGGTCAACGGTTATTCATTATTCACCGTCGCGCGGCAATCGCTGGAGATATCACTGGGGGCCGATAGTCGATCGGCCCGCCAGATGACTAAGGGATTCGCCGGCAAGGTGGTCTTGGAAGCTCCGGAAGATTCACCCATGTTTCGCGACCAGAAAAAAGCCGAGGAATTCTTGGCCGACTGGAAAAAACGGCACAGCTCCGACGGTGACGCCGAGGAGGTCGCTCTGTTGCGTGGGGGCGTCAAGGCTAACGTGTTGCAGATGAGCAACCGGGACGCCGAGTTCCTAGGGATACAGCAATTCCAACGGCAAGAGGCGGCGTTGTGGTTGTGTCTGGAGTCGATCCTGGGTGATGACACATCGGTCTCCTACAACTCAGAGGAGCAAAAGCAGCTTGCCTATTTAAAGAACTGCCTTGCCCCGTGGTTGAAACGGTGGGAGGAGGAGTGCGAATACAAACTGCTCAGCCCTGACGAATTTTATAGCGACAACTATTACATCAAATTTAATGTTGCCGCGCTGCTGCGAACCGATACGCAAACCACGATTGATACATTATCCAAAGGGATTGCGTCGAGGATCTACAACCCCAACGAAGCCCGGGCCAAGCTCGATGAGAATCCATATGAGGGCGGCGACGATTATTTCAACCCTGCCATCACGCCGGGAACCAATGCAACTAACGAGCCCCCTCAAGCGTTGGTTGATCGGCTGGACGGCTTATTAAAGATCGAGCAAAAAAGGGTCGGCAAATTCCTCGAACGGGGTGACACCTATGAGCAGATCGAGCAATGGTATGACACCTGGTGTGAGACATTAGGTAACGCTATTGAGAACCTGGGCGGCGATCGGATCACCGCTCAACAGCATTGCGTTGGCAATCTGGAATTTCTGAAACGAAATCCGGCAGTGTTTGACTTGACCGGAACCGCTGAACTATTAGCAAAAGAGGTGCATTCCCGTGTTTAATTTATCCAGAACGCCAAATATCATTGCCAAGGCCAGCGAGTCGGCAAAACGACTCACCGCGGTCGCATCACCCCAGGCCGACGGTCCCGAGCTGATGATCATGGACTATATCGGGCAGGACTCGTTCGGGGATGGCATGGCGGCCACGACGGTCAAGGATTTCTTGGCAACCCACCGAGCCGACCCGGTCACCGTCCGTTGGAACTCGTTCGGAGGTGATGCCTATGAGGGATTGGTGATGCACAACGCTTTTGCCGAGCATGGCAATGTAACCTCAATCATTGACGGGATCGCATTCTCGGCGGCGGCCATTGCGGCGTCCGGCTCCAAAATTATCAAGATGCAGGCTCAATCTGATTTTGGTATTCATCGGGCGGCGACGTCTGTTTATGGGAATCTGAATCAATTGCGGGGCGTGATCGAATGGCTAGAGGCGGTCGATGAGCATCAGATCAATGCCTACATTGCCAAGACGGGAGCCAGCCGGGATACCATTATTGGTTGGCTGGAGGGGACCGACGACGGGACTTTATTCTCCGCCGATGAAGCCTTGGCTGCGGGGTTCGCGGACGAGATCATCCCACTTCGCAGTCGAGTCGCCGAACAGGCAGCAACGGCAACGGCAATTACTCACTACCGAATTGCGGCCGAATTAAAACATAAAATGCGAACAAGACGTTTGACATAATTCATTTTGGCAATATAACTCAGGCACACGGGGACATTCCCAACAATTTAAAAGCATAATTTAGACGCTCGTAAGCTGTTTGAATTTGCACGCAATTGGTCACACAATCGCGGCAAATCACGCAGCTTTTTTCGTGCTTTGCCGGCAACTCAAAAGGCAAAGCAAATGCAAACGTCGAAACAAATTGAAGAAAAGATCATCGCGGGAGCCTCCAAGATCGATGCCATCATCGAACTTGCGAAAGAGGAAGAACGTGAATTAACCGCCGTCGAGCAAAAGGCCGTCACAGCCTTTCACGGTGAAGGTGATGAGGTCGGTGAGTTCGGCAAACTGGAAGCCGAAAAAGCACAGGCCGAGAAAATCGAAGCCCGGCAGAAGATGATCGCCGAGCGGATGAAAGGCCGGATCGAGCAGCAGCAGGACGACATGAGCGGCGGACCTGAAAAGGTGGTCGCAGTCCCAGCCCGAGCCAAACGACACAGCACGCTCAAAGCGTTCCGTGGCAACGAGGCTCAAAAGGACGCCTACATCTCTGGCCATCAGATCGCGGCGACCCTCTTTGGCAATCGTCACTCGGCCAAGTGGTTGGACGATCACGGCATCACCGCGGCGATGTCGACCGACGACAACACCAAGGGCGGGCTGTTTGTTCCCGTTGAAATGGAAACGGCAATCATCCGCCTGGTCGAGGAATACGGCGTGTTCCGCTCCGGCGCGATGACATCGACGATGACCTCCGATCGCAAGATTCACCCGGTCCGCGTCAGTGGCTTGCAAGCCTACCCAGTTTCGGAGACCAACACCGGCAACCAAGGCAGCAACACCGGAACGACCAGCGATCCTGTCTGGACACCGATCGAGCTCATCGCTCGCAAGTGGAAAGTCATCACCCGGATGAGCGACGAACTGAACGAGGATTCCTTGATTCAGGTTGCCGATCAACTGGCGGTCGAGGCAGCGTTGGCGTTTGCAATCTCCGAGGATCAATCGGGATTCTTGGGCGACGGCACGTCAACCTATCACTCGATCACTGGCCTCAAGTCGTCGTTGTTGGCCGGTTCGGTTTACACCGCCACGACTGGCAACACCTCGTTTGCCACGCTCGACCTGGCGGACTTTGAAAACATGGTCGGCAAGCTGCCCGACTATCCCGGCATGATGCCTGCCTGGCACATCACCAAAGAGGGTTTCTACGCCTCGATGGCTCGCCTGATCAATGCCGGTGCTGGTTCCAGTGCGGACATTATGAACGGTCCTCAACCAATGTTCATGGGTTTGCCGGTGATCTTCAACCAGGTTACCAACAAGACGCTGACGGCTCAAACAAGCACCCGCCTGTTTTACCTCGGCGACTTGGCAATGGCGGCCGTGTTTGGCGATCGCCGTGACGTCACCGTTTCGCTGAGTGATCAGCGGTACTGGGATGAGGATCAGATCGGTCTCAAGTGGACCGAGCGGTTCGACATCAACGTCCACTCGACCGGAACGGCCACCGAAGCCGGTGCCATTATCGCCCTCGAAACTCCTGGCAGCTAAACCAACCAGCCTCATTTTTGAAAGTTGAAAATATGATCAGCGCACAGTGCGGAAAATATGTAACGGCGATTGCCCCCACGGCAATCATTGACGACGCCTCCGCCGTGGCGGCAGAAATTGACCTGCAAGATGCGGCCTACGCCGAAATCATCCTGCAACTCGGGGCAACGGATATCGCCATCACGGCGCTAAAGTTGCAAGAGTCTGACACCTCGGGCGGCTCGTTCGTCGACGTGGCCGGTGCAACGTTTGACGGGGGCCTCAACACTGAGGGCGTTGCGTTGGCGTTGCCAAGTGCCACCGATGACGGCCAGACGCTCGCCTTCCAGGTCAACGCGATCGGTCGCAAGCGATTCCTCAAAGTCGTGGCGACGTTTGGCAACGGCACCGCGGGCGGATTCATCGCCGGCGTGGCTCGTCTGTCCAGCCTGGGCAAAGTGCCGACGGTTGATACGTCGCTGGCCAGCGGTGGTATCTGCCGCGTCTAGTTTTTATTCAATCGCCGGTTCGCCATCGCGGGCCGGCGTTTGTTTCTCTTTTTACTGAGGGTCTGCCGTGTACGTCAAAGTTAAGCTAAAGCACGTTTGGAGCGGTCACCGGATCGGCTCGATCCTCCCGCTTGTTCCACGAGGCAAGGCAAACGTCCTGATCTCCCGCGGCATCGCCGAACTAGTCGAGGACGAGGCAACCGAAGAACCACCGGTCAGCGTAGCGGCCGAGCCACCACCAGTCGAACCAGCACCGACCCCCGAGGTCGAGGAACCAGCCGCAGTCGAGGACGAGGCAACCGAAGAACTTCCCGACAAGTGGGAACCACCGGCCGCCAAGGAACCAACCGCCAAGCCTGTCAAGACAACAAAGCGAACCAAGAAGGGCCAGTAGGTCATGGTCAGACTGGCAACACCTGCGGCGGTATCGACCGAGCCGATCACCTTGGTCGAGGCTAAGAAACATCTTGAGATCGCCACCGCCGATACGACTCACGATACCCATGTCACCATGCTGATCACCGCAGCGCGGGAGCAGTGGGAACATGACACGCAATCGCTGGTGGTGTCCCGGGCGGTCACCGAGCAATTGGAATCATTCCCCGAATCGACCTGGCGGTTGTTCTACCGGCCGGCCACGGCGATCACGTCGGTCAAGTATTACGATTCGCTGAACGCTCAACAGACACTCGCCTCGTCGGAGTACACGCTGACCCCTGATGGGCGGTTATTGCTGGCGGTCGACAAGGATTGGCCAGACTACACCGAGCGATGGGATTCAATCGAGGTGATCTATGTTGCCGGTGCAACACCGACGATTGCCAAGCAGGCGATGCTGTTGCAGCTCGACGTGATGTTTGAGCTGAGAGGTCAGACAAAGGAAAAGGACGCCTGCATTCGTGCTTATGAGTCCTTGGTCGCCCGATACCAGCGGAGCAGTTACCCGTGAACTATCGGCACCGTATGACAATCCAGGTCGACAACGCATCCGACGGCACGCCCGATCCGGATTACGTCGATTATTTGGCCGCGGTCCCGTGTGAGATCGTGCCGGTCGGCGGCGGCGAGTCCTATCGTGGCCGGCAATTGGAGGCCACGACTCGGTACGCAATCGAGACCCGAAACTATCCCGGGATCCTGCCAAACATGATCGGCATCAATGACGTCACCGGGGCTGAGTATTTTTTCACGAAGGTAATCGAAAAGCACGGACGCCTCCACACGATCCTGATCGAAGCAACCGAAAGGGTCGTTTGATGGCTGAAGCGCAAATCAAAGAGCCCAAAGATTTAGAGACGATCCTGGCAAAGATC